GTGTCGAATTACCATGGCACGGACTGGCGGGAGTCTGACAGGGTTCCTTCTGTCAAACTTCGGGACTGGCGAGTAGGGAATGGGGATAATGTCGTAATCATCCACCCTGCCGAAAAGGTACGGGATGTGTACCCTGTGGATAAGTGGTTAGGCGAGACATTTGCCACCTTACGGGAACATACCGACCGCAAAATCATCCTGAAACGCAAGGTTGATGGGGCATTACTTGACGTGTTGCAAAATGCTTGGGCTGTGGTATGCTACGGCTCAGTAGCGGATGTCGATGCTGTGAGAATGGGTATTCCGGCGTTTTGTGGAGATCATAGTCCGGTTTGGCCTGTAGCGGAACACGACATTACGTTGATCGAAACACCAATTGCGGTGGATAGAGCGAAGTGGCTTCGATCCTTGGCGGCGTCTGAATGGGCGCTGGACGAAATTAGTCAAGCCTGGGAACGAGTCAAATGGCTATTACCACATATGCAGAGCTTCAAACCTCAGTAGCAAACTGGCTACACCGAGGCGACCTAACATCAATCATCCCTGATTTGATAATGCTTGCGGAAGAACGCATCTTCCGCAAAATTCGCGCACGCGAAATGGAAACAGCATTGTCGGAAACCATCGCGTCAGGCGTGATTACGGTTCCATCAAGCTATATCGCCCTGAAATCCGTCTATCTCGACGGTACTCCAACGACAAAACTCAAGCGCAGCACCGTGGCGCAAATCTACGAGAATTACCCTACTCGCAGCTCGGATACCAAGCCGAAATGTATTGCCAGAGAGGGCGGCAACTTCATCTTCGGGCCATATCCTGACGCGGCGTATACCGTAAAAGGTATCTATTACGCTAGGCTGACTTCGATTGCCACCTCCGCCAATGCGCTATTTACGGCAAATCCTGACCTGTACCTGATGGCAACGCTATGTGAAGCCGCGCCATATATCAAGGACGACAACAGGGTTGCTATATGGGAAGCCAAGTTCGCGCAGATCAAGGCCGATATCGAAGAAGAGAACGATGAAGAAGAACGCAGCGGCGGCGGGATGCACGTAAGGACTGCTTGATGTCGGAGTTCGTTCAATTCAGAGGGTATGCGCCAGATTTGCCACCGGAGACTTCTGGCATATTTATTGATTGCAGCAATATCATTCCGGCTGCTGATGGTTTCGAGGCGCTTGGTTCCCCGACAGACGCGGGAGCAGATGCCCTTACCACGCAAGCCAGAGGCTTTGCGATCATCAGCAAGATCGACAATACGAAGCGTGCGTTTGCCGCGACACAGACGAATATCTACGAACTTTCAGGCGGATCCTGGACTGACAGAACACAAGCCGGAGGCTATGACGTTGGTAGCGACCAGAGCGGAAGAGTTAGGTTTGCACAGTTTGGTGACGTAACGCTGGCTGCGGTTGGCCATGCGAACTCATTGCAGGCGTCTTCTTCCACGGCATTTGCCAATGTCGCAACTGCTGCGCCGCAATGCAAGATTGTAGAGACTGTCAATAACTTCGTCTTCGCATTCAACTACGTTGATAACGTGCATGGCCTAGGGACGAGGGAAAACGGCTGGTGGTGCTGCGCCATTGGGGATCACACAGATTGGGTTCCGGACATTTCAACGCAATGCGTGGCGGGATCGTTCCCGCAGACGCCTGGCCCGATTGTTGCTGCAAGACGACTTGGCGACAGTATCATCGCCTACAAGCAAACATCAATGTTCATCGGGCAATATGTCGGAGTGCCAGACGCTTGGAAATGGCAGCAATTGCCGGGTGAGATTGGGGCGATCTGCCAAGAGGCCGTTGTCAATGTCGGCACGGCACACTACTTCGTTTCGGATAGCGACTTCCATGTGTTCGACGGGTCGCGTGCCGTCCCGATTGGCGCAGACATTCGGCATACATTCTTCAATGAGTTATCCGCGTTGTACGGAAACCGAATTACCCATGCCCACGATAAGAAGAACGGCCTGATCTTCTGGTTCTATCCAAGTGAAAGCGGCGGCGGGACGATAGATAAATGCGTTGTCTATAACTACAAGCTGAACAGATGGGGACGCGCCGATAACACGGCTGAAATTGCGGGTGAATACATCGAATCAGGGGTTACATACGAAGGGCTTGGAACGCTGTATTCGACATACGACGATCTTCCAAGCACGTTGAGCTACGACTCGGTTTATTTCTCCCCGTCGTCTTCGACCGTATCCTACATAGACACGTCGCACAAGATCACGACCTTTACTGGCGTCCCTGTGGATTCAAGCATAACCACAGGACACTACGGGAGCCTTGATAACTTTACAACCGTGCAAAAGGTTCGCCCACGGTTTCTGGTGACGCCGACAAGCTCTACGCTTGAATATTCTTACGGGAACACGAACGCAGACGACATGACGCAGAACATTACTACTGCATTGCAAAACAACGTGTATGACCTGCTATGGTCTGCGCGGTGGCACAAGTTCAAGTTCAACTACAACGGCCCGATGAGCATTACCGGATTCACGGGCGATTACACCAAGGACGGTAGCGAATGAACATCATCAATACCGATCCTCGACTTCCTATCGTATCCAATGACGAAGGATATGCAGCGCGGCTTAATGCGAGGTTGTATGAATTGCACCGAGAGGTAACGTCGCTGCTGAACGCGTTAAGCACTGGACACATTACCGGAACGCCGAATGCGGCAACCGCTGCACCAACTACGGGAACATACTTTGTCGGTGACTTCGTAAGGAATTCGACACCCACTGAAGCCGGTGCTGGCGGGTCGAAATATGTGATTACAGGGTGGGTCTGCGTTACAAGCGGGACGCCCGGAACATGGTTGGAGTGCAGATGCCTGACAGGGAATTGATCCTCCAGATCGTCCAGCCGCAGTTTGTTGATTATGCGTGGCGGGATGGCGCGTCAAAACTGGCAGAGGCTTGCAAGCTGGTAGATGAGATTACCGGCGATCAATTGAAGATGATATTGGCGCGAGGCGAACGCAATCTGGTAATGATGAAGCGCGGCGAGGATACGGTAGGATGGGGCGTTTTCAGGATTGACCAAATGCCGAACCTGAGAGTATTGTATATAACAGATTTGTATGCCCCGAAAACTCAATTTTATGAGTTCTTCGACAAGCTGAAGGATATTGCCAAGACGCTTGGTTGTTCAAGAATCAGGTGTGCGGCGCAACCGGCCCATGCAGAGCTATATCGGGTCAAATGTGGATTCAAGCCTGTATATCAGGTTTTGGAAGCGGAGGTGGAAAATGTATAGCAAACGACAACTTGAACAGCTTGGCGAACCTCTGGGCGATAGCGTCACGCGCAAAGACGGCTGTCGTGTCATATACGGCGGGGGCGGCGATAGCAGTAGCGACGGGACATCGACCACCACGCAAGCTATCCCAACGGAACTGAAACCCCTTGCGACCGCCTATACACAGAAGGCCATCAATCTTGGGCAACAACAGTTTCAACCCTATTCAGGCCAGCGGTTCGAAGGGCTTACCGCACCGCAGGTCAGCGGCATTGATGCAACCATGCAACGTGCTACGGCTGGCGACCCCACCGTAACGGCAGGGCGTCAATTCCTGCAACAGCAATTCTCGAACCAGCCGAATCCGTACCTTGAAGGGGTAATCAACAAGTCCCTTGGCGACGTGCAGGGCCGCGTCATGTCGCAATTCGGCGGAAGCAACTACGGCACAACCGCCAACCAGCAATTGCTGGCTAGGGAGCTTGGCAACGTAGAGAACCAGATGCGGATGGGCGACTACGAGAGCCAGATGTCCAGAGGGATGCAGGCATTGCCGCTTGCCCTGCAATACGGGCAGCAAGGCTACCAGGACGCTGCACAGATGATTCAGGCAGGACAGCTTATGCAGGATCAGGGTCAACGTGAGCGAGACTTCTCGTTTGAGGAGTTCATGCGCCAACAAAACCTGCCGTATGAGCAACTTGCCGCGATGAGTGGTGTTTTCGGGAGCAACCTCGGCGGAACCTCAGTAACCAAGTCAAGTTCTGGTGGCGGAAAGTAAAGGAGACATATCATGTTCGGACTAGACCCTATCACCTTAGCTCTGCTTGGGGGCGCTATCGGCGGGCTGACCAATAAGAAAGACCCCGTAATGGGGGCCATGATGGGCGCTGCTGGCGGCGGCATGGGGGGCCTTCTTGGTGGCCCTGCGGCGGCTGCTGCGGCACCTGCTGGCGGTGCGGCTGGCGGTACAGGGCTGACACTCGGCGCGGCAGGACAAGGGTTGCAAGCGGCAGGATCTGCTGCTTCGTCCGGGCTTGGCGCGGCTGCGGCTCCGGTTGGCGGAATTGGGCTATTGCCGCCGACTGATGCTTTAGCGGCTGGTGCGGCTGGTACTGTTGCGCCGAAGTCTGCTATTGATTCAGCCCTTGGAATCCTGAAGCCTGCTGGAGAGGCGGCATCGACGGCTCAGAAATTCGGCCTTTTGCAGCCTGAATCTCAGAAACCAGTTGTCCAAGCGCCGCCGTTCTCTACCGGATCGCCTCAAGGGCCGCAAGGACTGACGAATTTGGTCACTCAGCAGAAACAGACAGGGCAGGAAAGAATGGCGCGTGACCTTGAAGAACGGTTGCGCCGCCAGGAAATGATTATGCGGATGGGAGGCGGATATGGGCTTACTCGATGAAGTTGGTGATTTCCTATCTACTCCGGTAGGAATCGGACTGTTGTCAGCCGCCTTCGGTGGCGCTGCTGGCGCTCGTCGTGGTACTCCTTGGAATAATACGGGCCGTGCAGGATTGGCTGGACTGGCAGGATACTCACAAGCGCAAGCCCTGCAAGACAGAACCGCGCAAGAACAACAAGAACGCCAGTTGCGAAACCTGCAAATCAAGAAGTACACAGACGATCTTGATTACGAAGGGAAGGCGGCAAAGGAAAAGGCAGCGTTCGCAGATGCGCTAACTAGGGCGAAGCAATTTGTTCCGGCGTCCAATCTGACCGGCATGGAAAAGACTCGTCCGGGGCAGACCATTCCGGGATTCGTTGGCAATGTCGATCAGGAAATTCAGAAAGTCCTGGCAGACCCGCAGATTCCCAATGAGGACAAGATGGGGATTGTCGCCCAGATCAAGAAGCAATCCGAGGTTGGCGGGAAGACTCAATTCGACCCATTTACCCTGATCGGTTCAGGTGTCCCGCGTGCGGCTGAACTTGGGAAGGCGCTGCAATCTCAGGAATTTACCCACGAAGAAAACCGTCTGAAAGCGAATGATATTGCTTCTCGTGTTGGGCCAGAAAAGGATTATTCAGTCCCGGTATATTTGAAAGATGGGTCTGTTGCCGCGTTTGATACTCGCAGACAAACACTTACTCCGCTTGCTGTAGGCGGCGCACCGGCCATTGCGGCGCAACATAGCCCTGAATTGCAATCAAGGATTGCCGCAGGCAAATCGACCGGGAAGGAAACCGGAGAACTCAACGTCAAACAGCACGAATCAGCAATTTCTGCTGCCGACAACTTGTATAAGATCTACGCACTTT